TACATATATTGATGATAATCTTTATTAATATTGACCATAAGACCACCACCAACTTGATCCATAGGTACTGGCTGTTGAACAATTGACTGTTGTTGTAATCGGTCTTCTTTGCGAGCAGTTAATTCATGAAAATCTTCATATTTGGGATTTAACTCAGAAATTGAATCAACTACTCTCCAACTATAGGGAAGTTTACTTAATAAAAGACTTGCAAAAGATTTATTGACGTTCATAAAAATTCCTCTTAATTATTTATCCAGGGGCAGCTATAATAAAAGGGAGCGACATTAATACCTGAAATTGATGGATGTTGATATTCATGATAAGCGCTAAATTCTGGTGTACTTGTAGGATATGGATTTAATGTTGGTCTAATTGCATCACTCATCAATCGACCATAACCTGCTTCATTAAAAGCAATAATATCAATATATCCAGCACTGACCGCGCTTGGTAGTGTAAATGTAATTAAATTATCACTATGTCTATGCCAATCAGTAATTTTAATAGCTGAAAATCCTGGATACTGTGCAGAAATTCTACGATTGCCACTTGCTGGATTATAATATGTAAAATAATTACCGCCAGTAATACCAGATGGTTGTGTTGTGAATACACCAGGAGATCCACTAGCATAAATCTGTGTAACATAATCAAACATTTTACCTTGTATTGAAAAATGTTTATCATTAACACAAGGTATTGTCAAAAATGGTTCACAAAGTGTTACTTGAGGTCTAGCCGAAATAATAAACGTATCAGTATTATATATACTTTCATATGATTTCATTAGATCAAGATTTGACATTATATCAGAAACTGCTGTAAATGATGTATCAATTTTATAAATTTTTCCAACAGGATCTTCAGGAGCTTTAAATAACCAACCTTCAATTGTAAAACTAGTATCAGCAACATTTCTATAAAATTCAGTATGAGAAATATCGTTTGGTTGTGTAATACTTACATTACCATTCCAAATAACATGGCTTCTTATTTCAAGATTTGTAATTGGCATATGCCAACTGACTACAACATATGGATCAGTATATGGAATAAAATTTGTAAGAATTTGATCTAAATCATGTTGAAATCTAGTAACAATTGACATGTTCATTGTTACATCAACAGGAACTGGTTGCAATAAATGTTCATAACCAGATGTATTACGACTTAAACTATAATAGGGACCTTCAATCTTATTAAAAACTCTATTTTCGGCGCGTTTTATTCCGGCAATAGAAACAGATATAACAGGTAACTTAATATGAGCTGCTTTATTAACCAAATCATGTAAAACTCTATTTTTTGGTGAATATAAAAAATTTACTTGAATTTGATCTTGAGGCTGATTGTTGTTGTTATATCGCTTAATAACAACTTCATTCATTGCATCTATAAATTGCGCAACAAGTGTTCTGATCTCGAAATGATAAGTATACTTTTTCATGGTTTAAATATTATAAATATTTAATCAAAATTACTGAAGTCTGTCTCGGAAATGCTTAGGTAATTTTTTATATTCTCTTTTGAGAATTGAGAAAGCTTGACCATCTAGAATAAAAGTTTCTCCAGAATCCGAACCACTTCGAATAATTCTTCCTGACATCTGTAATAAATTAACTAACATTTTCATTTGATACCATTGTTTATCTTTATCAAAAAGCATTTTAACTCTCTTTGAACCTAATGGTAAAAATGGGAGTTTCATAATAATTTGAAACTCACCATGTTTTGCTGGTAAATCAGTACCAAAATTCAAACTTGGAGAAACTAAAACAGTTCCATCCTCTCGAATAAAATGTTCCTCTAAAATATGTTCGTTTGTTATAGCACCTTCCCTAAATAAAAATCTTTTATTATTCCTTACTCTTGCTTGTATGCCTTTTGTGATCTTAAAATTATGAGTATGAATAATTCCATTCTTTCCTTTATAATGATTACAAATCATTAATGCTTGATTAACAACTTTTGGAAGATTAATATTTATATTTTTATAATTTAAATTATATTTTCCAGCACAATATACTGGAGATTTTTTAGGATCAAAAGTTGAATCCACCTCAATATATTTATAATCTTTAATACCTAATGTTTTTGTAAATGTTTTATGATCTATTATTGTTGCTGACATTAAAATAACAGTATCAGCAAATTTAAAAATAGAATCTGAAAGTATGTTAACATAAAGTGGAACAAAAGTTGCTTGTTCATTATTTTTTTCAATAACATATTCACATTCATTCCAATTTTTTAAAACTTGTATTATTTTTTCGTGTAAATTTTTAAGATTTTTATATCTAGTTAATTCTCTAAAAGATGGTTGCTTTATTTTTTTACTTGTTAATTTATTCATATATGTATGAATAAATTCTTCTAATTGCATTGCTAAATCAGTTAACCACAATTGTGCAGTAGCCGATGATTCGGATATAAGTTTTTTATTTTTTGGTATTATATCATCTAATTTATCATAATTAATTGTTACAGAAAAATAATTTACTAATTTATCTTCTAATTCAGAAGCTTCATCACAAACAATAATAGAACGTTTTTTAACATGATCTGGTAAACTCAAAAACATACTATAATTTAAAACACCAAATTTAGATTTAATAACATAATCTCGTGCATTTAAATATTCACATCGTCTATTTTCTTTACATTCTTTAAGTAATTTAGATGATAACATGCAAGGAGCAGCTTCAGTATCAAATCGTTCATCAACATTACATTGATAATTTTTTTGCCTTTTAAAAGGGCACTATTATCGAACAGTTTATCATACTGATCTTGAAGTGCTTTAGATATTGTAAGTGTTATTGCCCCAAAAGAAGGTTCATTAAGTGCATCTTGTGAATAAATAAAATCTCCTGTGGCATTTTTCTTAAAAATTAATTGATCATCTACTAGCTTGACAAATTTTTTTGAAGGATTTGGACTCATATTTGCTAATGACGCTGCAAATAATGACTTACCAGTTCCAGTAGGTGAAGAAATGACAATAAATTTATTACCCTGCTTAATTGCCTCTTGAATTTTATCTAAAATTTCAATTTGCATTTCCCTGGGTTTATAACCCTTTGGAAAAAATTTAATTATATTACTCATTTTTGTGTATTTTCAATGGCTTCTGAAAATGCATCATTTGCAATTTCTGTAGTTGTTCTTGGTGTCTCAACAGTTACATCCTTAGATTTTAACTGCTCCCAATCAACACATTTTCTCATACATTTTGGACAAGGTATATAGTGTCCTTTTTGCCATACGGAACCATTATATTTAACATCACGGCCGATATAAAATCTACCATAACATGATTTGCATGAGGAACTTGGTTTTTGTTTTAATGGAATATGAGATTCATCAAGATTTTTAACTTCATCTTCATTAACATAAAACATATCACCAGAAACTAGACTAAAATATAATTTAAGATTATTTTTCATAACAATTAAATTATATTAAAAAATGAAAAAAAGTCAAGTTATATAATTTCAATTTCTAAAATTGTATCATAAAACTTGTTATTTCCTTCTTTTGGTAGATTTTTAAGTAAATCATATAATTTATCATTGCCTTTAGCAAGAGTAAAAAATCTATAATCAAAATAAATTAAATTATCCTCTTCCCATTCTTCAAAAGCAAACGGAATTGGTATTTCAAACTTTTTAATCTCACAATCTTTGTTTTCAATAGTAAATTCTAAATGATAATTATTCTGTTTAAATAAAACCAATTTACCTTTTTTATAAACTTTATTTTTAAGATTAAGTCTAATTTTTTTCTGTAATATTTTTTTTAATAAATTTTCTAATTCTGTTCCTTCAATTAACATTATATTATCCTAACCATTCATTAATCCAATCTTCTCTTCAGGTGTCATACCTTGTAATACCTCTCTAAAATATTGCCAAAATTTTTCTTGTTCTTCCTTTGTTTTAACAGGCATAATCGCTAAAACATCGTGTATTTCTGGGCTTATCATTCTATATTCTTGCCAAAGAAGATCCCATGCTACTACAAGTCTATATTTATCTGGATTATATTTTGGGGGTTGTGTTGGGGGTTTAAAATTTAATGCTATTTTTCCTGGTATAGAATTTAAAAGTTCTCTATTATTAGTACATAACATCCTTCGAAAATTTGACCAACCGGGTTTAAATCTTCTACGTCGAAAGCGTATTTCAATAATATTTTCGGTTAATAATCGCTTAAGGGTTATAGCACTTAATTTCATAACCATGCATCACATATAACAAATATACAACAAAATAAAATAACCTGTAATTAATAAAGCAAAACCTAAACCAATTAAAAGAGGTATTAAAATATCTTTTTTTAGGTCTATATCCGTCATGTAAATATTTATTAACTATTTTGCGAAGTGAAGGGACAAAAAGACCTACATATTTAAATATGTAGGTCTCAAATTTTTAAATTTTCTAATAATTTACGCTTTTAACTTACCAAATAACCGTTCCATATTTAGAAAAATATATTTTGTTTTATTTGCAGTAACCATAGGAATTCCACGATCTGATGGATATGCAACAATATCACCAATTTCTAATTCTAAACATTTAGGACCTTTTAAAACAACCTTAGCTTTACGCCACAATTTTCTAGTAACGTCTTGCTTAATCCAAATACCATCACGATTTACTTCACCGTTTTCATTTTCATCAATAATTTCGCACATAACGATATCACCAAACAATGCTTCAAATTCAAAATCTGTAGGCATATCAGTTCCCATCATGCTATCCAGATTAAGTGTTGGTAATCCATGTACTTCTGCTTCTTGATTTCGCACCTTAAGATGTTTATGCATTTTGACCCTCCTATTTCACATCAAACACTCTCTTAATATTTTTAATATTAATATCAAACATATCAATATACATTTTAACTTCACGTTTTGACATTTGTTTATTCTTTGCAATAAACGCAATCATTTCTTCTTCATCTTTTTTATCTTTATTTTTTTTATTCTTCTTAATATATTTAATCTTCTTAAAATATGTTTTTGGTATAGTTGTTAAAAAAATTTTATACCAATCTTTTTTTGTATCAAAAACTGAATATAATGGATTAATTGTATTGTTTAACAACTTTACAAAATCTGATGAATACATCGACAACCAACGATTAATTAAATAAGGTTGAAACTCTTGTTCATTTTCGGGGTCATCTAATAATTTACCTTCCTTACGGTATATTATATCTTTAAGAAAACTAAAAAGTATCATAATTACTTAACAATTTTACAAGTACTGACAAATATGTCATTTGCTAATCCATAAAACATTTCTATGATCTCTCGCATTAATTGTTCACATT